TGGTCATTACAGCACTCCACGAAAGGAATTTGAATTTAGGTTTATACCTTTTCCTGGTAATTTAGTAAAAGAAGAATTTATGGACCAACTTCCTATTAGAATTTTAAGTGCTTCTGGTAAGCTATTAAGTTATGATGTAAAACCTAATGAACAAAAATTTGATGTATTTTTTAAAGGGTCTTTAGAAAACTTAAGAAGTGGTGACGCATCTAATACAGAATGGTTTTTAGGTGATTTGCCAACTGCTATAGATGGAGGAAAAGTAAATAATTTATTAATAACAACGGATGGTTTTATACCAAGGTCTACAAGGTGGATAGAGGTAGAGAGAAGAGAAACTGAAGCAGCTAATATATCAAAAGGTAGATTAAACGCATTAATTAGATATAATAAAACTACTGGTGGCAGTACTTGGACATGGGGAAATAACAAAAATCATCCATATTGGCGTGAGTATATTGGTAATAGAAATAGAACAGTAAATGATGCTTTTAAAGCTGGTTCTGGTATTACAGTAGGTGATCCTTATAAACAGCCATATTTAGATCGTGATGATGGATTTAGATATGGTGTCGGTCCTTTTATTGTTGAACAAACAAGAAGAAGAAAACCTTTAAAACCAGGACTTTATTATGGAATGATTAAATATGAAATGAAAGAGGCTGATGTCGAACCAGTTGTTCATACAAATATTGCAACCTCAACAAATGGTAGTGGAACAGGTTTAACTGTTAATCTTAAAATATATAATAAAGTGGATTCAAGTGATTACGCTGGTGCTAATTGGGAAATAAATGAAAGAGGTAGTGGTTATAAAGACACTGACACTATAAGTATTCCAGCCACAAGTAATTTTCCAGGAATAAATAATATCGATATAATTACTGATTTTAGTGAATTTGTATCAGGTGATAATGCAGAGCCTTGGCCTGACGGTAAAAATTTAAATCCTTTTGATGCTATAACAGACTATTATCAATACGATGCAGAACGCAGTAGTCATCAAGAGGGACCAGAACATGAAATTGTATATGTAAACGAGCAAAGTAGCACTACTAAAAGACCTAGTTATGAATTTGAACAAGCTGGTATTGCTAATGTTGCACTACGTCTTAGCAGTTCAAAAGAATGGAATAGTTTCTCTCAATTTTCTGTATATATTAAGCAAGGTATAAAAGTTGAAAGATTAATAGATAATACAACTGGTGCGACTAATTTATTTCCCGAAATAGTTTATGCTTTATTAACTAATGAAAAATTTGGATTAGCTGGTCTTGTTGGTGTTCCATCTGTTGATAAAGAAAGAATGACAATTGCAGCTAAATTTTGTGAGGCTAATGGATTTTATTGGGATGGAGTTATTACTGATAAACAAAATATTAGAGAATTTATATATCAAAATGCAATATTTAATTTATTAGATTTTACAATTCTTGGCGGTAAATTTTCACTTTTTCCTTCTGTTCCATTTGATCCTGATAATTTTGAAATATTTAAAGAACAAAAACCAACAGTTAGAGCTTTATTTACAGATGGCAATACAAGGAATCTTAAGGTTAGTTTTTTAACTCCTGAAGAACGTCAAAATTTTATAGGTACTGTTTATTTTAGAAAAGAAGTGCCAAATGGATTTCCCGAAACGTTATCACAAACTTTAACCATAGATACTGATGACGAAAATATAATAGTAGAAAAATTTCCTATAGAAGTATTTGATATGTCTGATTTTTGTACTAGCGAAGAACACGCTGAAACATTTTTAAAACACGCCTTAAAAATAAGAGAAAAAGTAGATCATGGTATAAAATTTGAAACTACACCACAAGCTGCACTAGGTTTAAAACCAGGTGATTATATAAGATTTATTTCAGAAGCTACTCATACCAGTAGATTTGAGAATGGTGTTATTTCTCCTGATGGAGTTGTCCAGAGTGTTGGTAATGATAGTCTTAGCAATGTAAATATTTATCATTGGAAACCTGGTACACAAGAAGTCAAAGAAACTGTTTTAAATGTAGTAAATGGAAAAGCTACAGATGCTAATTTATATGGGTCGGTTTTTACAGTTAAACAAACAACTGAATCTAATAGATTATATAAAACTGAATCTATTACATATACAGATGAAGGGTTAATAGAAGTATCAGCAAGTCATGCACCTCTTTTATCTGATGGAACTCTTGCTACAATTAATTATATTGATACAGATTTTAGGCCCGTATAATGTCAAATATAGTAAATTTTCCAAATATAAAACCTGCATCTAGAAGTTATACCCCTGGAACATACCCACAAGTAGAATTTGTTGCACAAAATGGTGCAAAAAGTGTACTTAGATATGGTAATAAAAAGGTAGATGCAAAATTAACTTTAGGATTTACAAATATTACAGATATTGAAGCTAATGAAATTTTAAATACATATAACAATGTAAATTCTGATTATGATTACATTAATTTTACAGATGAAAATGCTTTTGCTGGTATAACTGCACCTCCCTCTTTAACAACTACTTTATTAGATAAGATGGGAGAAAATGATACATCTGGCAATAGATTATTAAGATATAGATTTGATGGTCCTCCTACTGTTACAAGTGTAAGACCTGGCAGATCAAATGTTCAATGTAAATTTGTCGCTTGCCTCGATGGGGATTAGAATGTATTTAAAATTAAACTAAAACGATGTCTAAGTTTTATTCAGGCCAAGATGGTCAGATGTTTGTTGCTGATGGAGTTCAAACAATAGATACCAATAGCGACTCTATTGCTAAAGTAAGGTCTTGGTCTTTTACTATTAATACATCTGTTTTAGAAACTGTTTCTTTAGGTGATTTTGATAGAACGATAATTCCTGGAGTAAGCAGCACCACTGGTTCGTGTAGTGTTTATTATTATGCAGATACTAGCAGTGACCATAATTCAGGACTTTTATCAAGCGTAATATTAAAGAAAATATTACCAAGAAACGGTATCACTCCAGTAAGTGAAGAAAGGCCAAAAGTAAGATTTAGATTGCAGGTAGACTCAAATCATTATATAGATATGAACGCAGTTATTACTTCTTTTGCAATGACAAATAGTGTAGGAGAAATAATGGCAGCAGATGTATCGTTTGAAGCTGACGGGATTCCTACTGAAAGTCGTTATTAATGTCTATATATTTTGGATCAACAGGTTTTATTGAATTAAAACGTGATGCTTTAAATTCTGAAATATCAACATCTATAAACCCTGCTGACGTAAATACAACTAAAAAAAGATTTTCGGTAGAAAAGGTTAATGGATCATTAATTACAGGAGATCAAGTAGAAATAGAAACAGTTGATGGAAGTGATTTAGAACTATTATCTGGGCATAATTTTCCTGATCTTCGTAAATATATTCATATTGATGATATGGGTGGGATTAAGTTATATGACACCTTTGCTTCTGCATTAGCTGGTGAAGTTACAGACGCACTTACATTAACAGCACCATCGTCTACAAAAGATATATTAATACGCACTAGAAATACTAGATTTAGACCACTTGCAAAAATTACTGAATTTGAAATTACAACAACAAGAGATACTGTTGATATTACTAATTTAGGATCAGAATTTAGAAAACAATATGAAAATGGTCTTATATCAGGACAGGGAACAATACAAACAATATGGCAACATAGGAATTTTCAAAATGATACAACTGATTTTGCTAGTCCTGAGTTTCCTGTTTATTTAAGTCAATTATTGGTACGGATGCAACAGGGAGCAGATTTTGAAGGAAGATTCTATGTTTATCACGATCCAAGTCAAACTACAAATAGCGTTTGGTATCAATCAATGTGCGTTGTTACCAATGTAGCGGTCAATGTACCTGCAAGTGGTTTAATAGAAGCACGAATAGAATTTGTAACCAATGGTGATATAAGACTGCATAATGGAGTGCCACCATCATTCTTGTTATTAGAAAACAGTGATAGGATATTGCAAGAGGATGGAGAAGGTATTTTACTTGAAGATCCTTAAATTTAGATTTATGATGTATTTAAAAGCGACTTGACATGGCTGATCTACAGATTACTCAATTACCAGAACTAGGTTCAGCCCAACTGCAAGCAACAGACCCAATTGCGGTTGCTGATGTCAGTGCAACAGAAACGAAGAAAATAACTGCAAAAAATTTAGTACAAGGTGCTTTTGGATTAGTAGATAATGCTTCTATACCAGCTACAGCACTTAGTTATCCTCTATCTGTAGGACAAATTGTAACTGCAACTCTTGCTGATAGTGCTGTTACCAATGCCAAGATTACAGATGCAACTATTACTGGTGCAAAATTAGCAAATGATACGATCACAGCTACGCAGATAGCAGCAAATGCCATAACTTCCAGTGAGCTTGCAGACAATGCGGTAGATACAGCAGCAATAACAAATTTAAATGTAACAACAGATAAACTAGCAGCAACGTCTGTAACAACTGCAAAGATAGCTGATAGTGCTGTTACCTTTGCTAAAACTAATTTTAGTGATGGAGATATTCCTGGAGCAAAGTTAACATCCGCTTCTGTTACAGCTACTCAAATTGCAACTAATGCTGTAACTGCAAATGAATTAGCAGATAATGCAGTAGATACTGCTGCCATCGCAAATACTGCTGTAACAGGTGCAAAGATTGCCTCTGATACGATTACTGCTGGTAATATTGCTGCCAATGCTATTGGAGCGTCTGAGCTTGCTGATAATTCAGTAGATACCGCAGCTTTGACAGCTAATGCTGTTACGACTGCAAAGGTTACAGATTTAAATATAACTACAGGAAAGTTAGCTAATAACGCTGTTACTGCTGCCAAGATTGCTGATGATACTATTACTGCCACACAGATTGCTGCAAATGCAGTTGGTTCTAGTGAATTGGCCGATAATGCTGTTGATACAGCTGCTATAGCTAATTCTGCTGTTACTGACGGTAAAATCTCAGGTGTCTCAGGTACAAAAATAACAGATGGAACTATAACAGCAGCTAAACTAAATACATCTAATATTGATAGGTCATTAAATGTAGCATCAGGTAATTTAGGGATAAATAATGCAGTAACAGGAGGAGCATCTGCTAGAAATGGTATTACTTATAATGCACAAGGATTAATAACAGCTACAGCAGCATTAGTTGCAAGTGATATACCAGAAGCTACAACATCGGCAGTTGGAGGCGTAAGCGTACCATCGGCAGGTGGTTTGGCTGTTACAGCAGCAGGTGCATTATCAATAAATAATACTGTCACTGGTGCGACTAGATCAGGAATTACTTTTAATGATCAAGGATTAATAACATCAACGGCTGCTCTTGCTGCTGGTGATTTACCTGTTGCTACTGCATCTGCTGTTGGTGCTGTATCAATACCAGTTGCTTCTGCTCCTTTAGCAGTTTCTGGAACTGGTGTTTTATCTATAGCAAATAGTGGAGTAACAGCAGGTACATATCCAAAAGTTACAGTATCGGCTCAAGGTATTGTTACTTCAGGAACAACTCTTGCTGCTGG